AACATCTGTTGGCGTAGCTAGTAAGGTGTAATCACCCATAGTTCCAGCAGTACCACCATTATGCATATAACTCTTGTTCTCATCAGATCGTACTACAACATCACCTTCTTCTGCAGTTAATGCTAAGTGTGCTGTTTGATTCGCTGCAACTTGAACTGTTGTTAAAGCTATTGGTCCTGCAGCAATTGTACCACCACCTGAGATTGTAATTCCTGTTCCAGCTGTTAACGATGCTACAACATTTGTAGTATCTGTTACATTTGCTAAAGCCTCTATACCATCTAATTTAGTATTGTCTGCAGTAGTAAAGTTAATTTCAGATAATGCACCATCACCTACTGAATAACTTTGTATAGAAGTCCAAGCTGAACCATTGTAATGATATAAGGTATTGTTAGTAGTATTAAAGTATAAGTCACCTTCATCTAATGAAGAGGTTGGAGCAGAACTAGCTACTCTATATTGAGCAGCGAAACTATTAACGCTTGATATATTATCAGCAACAGTGTTCATATTAGTTACATTGTCTGCTGTACCTAACGTATTCATATCTGATACTACGTCTGCAGTACCCAGAGTATTAAGGTCAGCTACAACATCTGCTGTTCCTAAAGTATTCATATCTGCTACTGCATCAGCTGTGCCAAGTCTACCTATTTCAGTAGCCTTACCTGCAACAGCTCCAATATCTGTAGCATCGGCTGCGACAGCATTAATATTAGTAGCATTATTTGCAACACTAGTTACGTTAGCTTGAATACCTGCTACTGTTGTTACATTACCGGATATACCAGCAACTGTAGTTACATTACCAGATATACCTGCTAAGGTATTCATATTAGTTACGTTTGTACCAGTACCTAGAGTATTCATGTCAGATACTACATCAGCAGTACCGAGAGTATTTAAATCAGATACAACATCAGCTGTACCAAGAGTATTTAAGTCGGCTACGACGTCTGCTGTGGCTAAAATACCTAAATCAGTTACTACAGCACTTGTGCCAAGTAATCCCATATTAGTTACAGTTGCGGAATTACCTATTAACCCCATAGCTGCTACATTAGCAGAAGTAGCTAACAAATTCATGTCAGTTACAATATCAGAAGTAGCTAATGTATTAAGGTCAGAAATAATATCACTTGTAGCCAATAAATTCATATCAGCTACTATATCAGCAGTAGCTAATATATTCATATCAGATACTACGTCTGCTGTAGCTAATACATTCATATCAGTTACGACATCAGCTGTACCTAAAATAGCCATATCCGCTACAGCGTCTGTAGTACCTAGTCTACCAATTTCTGTAGCTTTACCTGCGACTAAACCTATATCTGTAGCGTCTGCTGCAACTGAAGTTACGTCAGAGCTAATACCAGCAACAGTAGTTACGTTACTTGATATACCAGCTACTGTAGTTACATTAGCTTGAATACCTGATACTGTATTAATATGTCCTTGATTAGTGCTTGTAGGTATTAGTGCTGCCCAAGCAGAACCATCCCAAGCAAACATTTGATCAGAAGTACTGTTCCAATATAATGCTCCATCTACTAAAGCATTACTATCGTTGTCTGTTGTAGGGGCAGAAGACTTAGGTCCTAAATATCTATCATCAAATGAATCATAAGAAGCTGCTGCAGATGTCGCACTGTTAGCAGAAGCAGTTGCACTATTAGCAGAAGCAGTTTCACTAGCAGCTGCTGCATTTTGTGAAGCTAATGCTTCCGCAGCAGAACTGTCAATAGCAACTTCAGCTCCTACATCACCTTCGTAAAAAGAATTTCTTGCCATAGTGTCTCCTAAATTAAGTTGGAATCAAATCTGGCTGCGAAAGAAGATCCTTTCATACTAGCTCTGACTTCTTTTTGATTAAGTGCTTGAATTTTTCTTTTAGTTAATTCAGTAAACTTTGCTTCCATTTCAACGTCACCTAAAAATGTTGAGCCAACGTTGCATGATCCGTAAAGTATTGTTTCAAATTCAGTACCTAGAATCCAAGGTATAGACTCTACATAAGCTGTTCCATTACCTGTACCAACACTTGTGGCTTTAAATATAGTACCAACATTACTATTAGCAGCACCATGATTAGTCCAAGTAGTAGTTCCAGCTACTGCAATCTTGTAATAATTACCTACAACCATTGCGGTTGCAGCTGTAGTTGCTGTTGCGTAAGTTCCTATTGAATCCCCTGCTTTGTAATATGTTAGAACAAATGTACCAGCAGCTTCTTGCTCTCCATTTTCATCTGTTAATAATAAATTACCAGCTTGTCTTGTATACGAATATGTAACTTTATGATTGCTAAAAGTTTTAGAATCTATTCTGCTATAAACAATATCGTCGTCTTTATCAGCCTTGTCTAATTTAAGTTCTATAATTTCAATTAAACCTGCCGGTATAATAATACTAGAGTTAGTTGATGTTACTGAAAATGATTGTACAACCTCTAATGGAGGTACTCTTAATTCTTCATATATCTGTGCTTCAGCTATAGAGACAAAATCGTCTATTTGAGCATCAGTTAAATCTGACCTGTTGAGCCAGTCAGCTACTCCTGTTCGTAAAGTAACTTGATCGATAATCGTAGCCATCTGATCTCCTAAATTTTAAATCGATTTGAAATGCCACTTGTAAGTAGCTTTGGGTATTCTTCTTTTATTATTCTTTTAAACTTTGCTATTAAAGCAGGATATTTTAAAGTCTCTGGAGAGTGTATATCTATACCGTACTTTGTCATTATGTCAATAGCTACGATATCTGGTATTATAGCAAAACTCTTCATTGTTGTCTGAGAGGTATTAGCACTTCTCATATCTTGAGCATAGTCTAAATAACCTTGCACATCTTGAGTTGCCACTCCAACACCTTCTTTAAATCCAGCTTTTATTGCACTCATACTTATGTCCTTTATATAAAATAACCCCGGAAAAATCCGGGGCTATAGTTGGCTTAATTAGCCGCTTATGTTATCAACTAAACCAGAAGCACTTGGATTCAAGCACTCAAGAGTAGTTTCGTGTACCATTAGCGCACGTAGTCTATCACCATCTTCAGAGATATCTCTGTGATGTAATGGACGTAGTGTTGCTAGTTTAAACATTGATGAATCATATACTAAGATATTATCATCACCAGCTGCGTTAGCTGCACCCGCACCAGAACCGGTATGGCCCATGATGTAGTTAGGTACTACCTGTACAGTTCCGAAATCAGTTTCATAAATCTCTACTGATTGACGAAGCTTTCCAGACTCATCGATATTACGACGAACGTTTCCATTAGAAACTTGTCCTTGTGCTGCTGTTGAGAAGCTACGCTTGATTCTTGGAGACATCATAAGAGTAGTTGGTCTTCCACCATTTTCCCAGGCTGCTTGCATAACGCTATCAATTTGAGATAGTGTAAATGCTGCTGCAGAACCTGCAGATACAGGGATGTTAGAACCATCACCAGCGCCTGCTGAGATTGCACCACCTGAAGCATTAACAGTATTAGCTGCCTTTACCCAAGATTGGTATCCACCCATAACACGATTACCTGAAGATGACTTAATTCCCTTACCGGTTGTTAAAGCCCACTCAATATCACGCATTAGTTCTTTACCACGCTTTTCAGACTGATATTTAAATTCAGACTTACGACCAGCTTTAGATACATTTTCCATAGTACCTGAAACTTCAATCGACTTAGTAAAGATTTGAGTTTTGTTATTTAGACGAGCTACAACTGGACCTGCAGAAGGTGTGCCTGGAAAGGCTGCGCCTTCAGCGTTGTTGTTTGCAGCAGGTGCCGCTAGTTCATCAGTTGACCATTCATGTAAAATTGCTGAAGCTTTTGACTTGCCACAAGAAGACATAAACGGTGTCTCGTCACGAACGATATTAGAAATAAAGTTCGCAAGATCCTCGCGGTTACTCGCCGCGTTCGTTGCTGTTGTAAAAGTTGTTGCCATTGTATTTTCCTATTTGACTAATTGAAGAGCTCCGAGTTGTCAAATATACTATCATAAGTATCATCACTAAGGACTTTAAGATCTCTATCAGATCCCTTACCCTTAATAACTCTCTTGCGAGCATCAACACTCTTCGTCTTCGTTCTATTTTGTTTTGAAACAGGCTTTTTGGCAGATACTGTTTTAACAGGTGTAAGCTTACGCTTTTTAGCGCCTGTAGAAGCAGATGTCTTCAACCTACGGTAGTCATCTATAAACTTAGCGATAACAGGAGATACAATAGTATTAACGAATTCCTCTGGAATTCCTTGTTCAATTGCAAATTTATAGTTATCTTGTGCTATGGTTTCTGACCAATCAGGAACTAATGTTTTGATTTCCTTTTGAAAAATCTCTACATTTTTTTCTGACGACTTACGAATCTCGTCTTGTTGAGCTTCGATCATCTTATCTGTAGTGCTGTTACGTTCAGCTTTACGTTTGCCATATTCATCTTCTAAAGATTTATATTTGTATTGTAGTGTTGCAAGGTCTTCATCAACACCCTCTACAAATCCATCTTTAGCCATTTTGTCCATAACATCTTTCTTACTTTGTAATAAAGCTAAATCACGATCATCTTGTTGCTTAAGTAAATCATCATTTATTTTTTGGAATACCTGTGATTTTTCTATTTCAGCATCTAGCTGTTTTGCTTGTTCCGCTAGTTCTTGACCTTTTTTAGTCTGGCTTTGATTAGTCTGATAACCTTTAATCAACTCTTCCATAGATACCTTAGATTCTTCGCCATCAATCTTTACTGGCACTTGGTAGTCCATATCGAGTTCACCGTCTTCTACTTCGTTAGATTCTTCTTCTTGGATAGATTCATCATCGTCCTCATCGTCCTCTTCTTCCGTAGCGGAATCTTCATTATCATCATCAACATCTTCAGCGTCCTCTTCAGCGTGGTCTAGATCTTCGCCTTCAAGTTCTTCTGTGGATTCGTCCTCTTCTTGGATAGATTCAACTTCCTCTTCGTTGTCAAATGCAGGGCTTAAAGTACCTCTTTCCACTGCTCTGTCTAATAAAGTATCAATTGCATCGTCCATCGGATTATCAAATCCAGATTCACTCGTGCTTACATCGCCCGTTTGGGTAGAATTATCACTCATAAATAAAATCTCCTATTATAATTAAGAGAGTCTTGAACAACTCTCATACATCTCTCATCAGGGTTCTTCAAGAACCTCTACTTAGTCTTTTGTTTAGACACCTTAGACTTCGGTGTTCTCATTGCTTTTAACTCTTGTACTAACTTGATCATATCTAAACAAGCTGTTGAGTTAGCCCTAGTGTATGACGCGCCAAGCGAAATATCACTAATCATAACTTTAATCATACCGTCTATTTGATCTATTGCTTTGTCTAACGTTTCTTGGTTAACCATCTTCATCTACTCCATCAATCTCTCTGGTTTTGTTATTTTTAGCTGTAACAGCTCGTTCTATATTTGACTGAACAGCTCCTAATGAAACAACTTGATGATAGATAAATTCACGAGCCTGGGTCTCATGGTGTTTTGTTTGTATCCAAGCTTTAAATAAATCATTCATTAAGTCTTCGTACACAAATGTAAATGTGTCTTTTAGTTCTTCACACTTCCATCCTTTTTCTAGAACACGTTGGCTATCGTCGTAAGGTGTAACTTTTTTAGGTTTACCCCCTACGGATATATGTTCTTTTTGTCTTTTATAATCAGCCATCTCTCATCTGTCTCCTACTATGATTATGCTTTTGAAATCAACACTGACTTCACAGCTGTACCAGCTACATCAGAAACTTCTCTATTTCTTCGAGATAATTCTGATACATCATTTTCTTCAATTTTTACTATTAAATCACCAGTAGCTACTACCACTGCTGTTGCACCATCTGCTCTTACGACAGAACCGGTTAATCTACCTGCTGCGTCAACTGTAAAAGCTGACGGCTTAATATAAGTTAATGCTGACGCATCATAAAACCATATCTCACCCATTTTGCATTCCTCCCTGCATTTGTTGTTGTTGCTGCTGTTGCATCTGTTGTTGTTGTTGTTGCTGTTCAGCAGCTTGCTTTTCTTGCTCTTCCGTATCTTGGTATAAACCTTGGAAGTCTACAGGAATCTTAGTAGGTAACGCTGCACCTTCAGTTCCTTCAGCTTTGATTTTAATTTCAGCCCAGCTTCTATTACTGTCGTCTTCTGCTTCAAGTAGTTGACGCTTATTATCTATCTTCTTATTATCTATCTCAGCTTTAATAAGACTAGTATTAGCATCGGCTGCTGCTTGTTGACTTTGAGACGCGGCTGATTCTTGTTGTTGTCTTTCTTGTTCTGCAGCTTCTATCTGCTCCATTACTTGTGGATCATCTGGATCTACGAAGTAATCAAGTGGATCTAATCCCATGGAGTTAACCATCTTAACACCTAGATTGAAAGCAGCATCTTTAGATATATACTTTCTAGCTGTAGGATCTTGAGCCATAAGAGGAATCAACTCACCCATCTGTTGCAGTTTTAATTGCATATTAGAGTTGGAGTTCTCTCCTAAGTTTGCTTGTATGTCTAGATCTAAGTTAGAAGGAATCATCTGTAAATCAGAAGGAGATATTGAAGCATAACCCTTATCGGTCTTATACATCATATCTTCTTTAAGATTTTGTTTCATCTCTTTTAATAAACCACGACATAAATCTTTGAATCCTGTTTCCATGAATCTTCTAGCAATATGTTCAATACGAACCTGAGCAGAGTTTTGAGCTCCAGCTATCTTAGCTTCTGAGTTTCCAGATACATATAATGCATCATTTAAACCCATAGCAGCTTTACTCAAACCAGTTGATTGCTCTTTCTGTACCTGAAGATATTCTAACATACCCTGTGTTCCAGGAGATATAGGGTCAGGACCTAGTTGTTGAACAGAATTTACAGCAGGACCATTAGTAGCAATTACTTGCTTAGGTACTGGATTCTGTAATGCTGAGAAGTCTACTACGTTTGGATCAGCTAATGTTCTACCATAGTTACCAAAGTATACGTTCTCTACAAAACCTCTTAATATTGCTGTAGTTGCCTGCATCTGAGGTCTAACCATATCAGCTAAAGATAA